TTTGATGCTGGTTGAGGAGTTTGATTCTTCGTTGCCCAGTTGGTGTTCTAAAAGAGGAGATTCTGCCATTGTCAGCCCAATCTCTAATAGTAGAAGGATGGACACCAAATTGTTTAGCAGCCTTGCTGACTGAAACAGTCAAGTCAGTCATTGTGACTTAAACTAGCATTCTACAGTTGCTTCTTACTCCTATATAGAAATTTACCTTTAAGTACTTTTCAATACTTAAGAGCTGTCAAAAAAATGAAAGAAACATCAATAAAATCGACAACAATTAATGTCAGTCCGTTATATTTCAACTAGGCAGAAAGATGATTGAATAAACTTTTAAAAAAAGTTGCCAGAACAAAAATAGTTTTGAACGTTTCAATCAAAGAATAGACTGTCATGCAACAGATATGATAGTTCCATCATCATTCATGATTTCATTTGATCCCTTGATGCTTGGATGCAACATAAATCTATCAAAATCTAAAACATAATAATATGTAAATTCATGAATTGCTGTCTTGGTGACTTTAATACCGTTTGCAATCCATGTGTTTTCAACTTTTGTTGCTGACAGTGTTATTGTCCAGTTCTTTGATCTTTCCTTATGGACAAGTGTGACCATTCTGTTTGTGTGTTTGAACCGCACAGTTGCATAATCTTGGTCTTTGCAGAATGATGCAAAGTACCACTTAAAGAAGCGTGCAGAGTTTGATATCTTCATTGTTATGATGTTTTCAAGTATCACTATCAATATCAGAGTCGATTTTTCGCAAAATCAATTGGATTTTATGATGTTGGCAAAATTGAATAATGTCATTTTTTGAAATAAATTGAGAATCCATCAACTCTGTATATATTTTACAACCACATATAATTTTGTAATAAATGAACCCACTGGGATGTTGGTGCATTATATTTAAGAAATTAGCCCAATAAACATATAGAAACGTCCAACCTCGATTTTATAAGAAAATCGTTTAATCATGATAAAATATGAACATATCTATAAATTTTGGAAAGACAACAAACAATTTTGGTTCTCGGCAACCCCTGATGACAATTTGTTTATTTACAACATTTTCAAAAATGATATTCATGAACTGATTGCACATGGTATACAAACCTTGCCGTCACATTCAAAGTTAACTTTTGAACAATGCATAGGATTAATTATTCTACTTGATCAATTACCACGCAACTTGAAATATATTTTAAACATTCAAAAATGTGACCTAGATCAATTCTCTAAAAAAGCTATGCATTACGCGCGTGAATTACTTGACTTGATTGATTATACAACTTTATCTGCCTTTGACTTTATATTCATTCATCTTCCAACACGGCATGTAGGAAGTATAAGTGAAATACAAGATGTTGGATGCATTTCTTTCAAGGTTTTAGATTTTTTCTGTCAAAATTCTAATGCGGAAAACGATGTATTACTGATACGGAAGTTTATTAATGCTACATTTAATCGGATCTCATTAAAACAAGATTCAATTGTGACTGTAACGTATCCAAATGTCAATCATAAAAAAAACAATTGGGATTATTCAATGTTTACAAATGTGTGTGAGACAAAATACAACAAATGCCTTGCATCTACATCTATTGATACATCATTGAATTATGTCATAAATACATTCAAAGATTATGTCACTCAGCACAAAGTGAAAAATATCATTGTTTCTCTATCTGGTGGTGTGGACTCCATGTTGTGTCTATATATTTGTTCATTATGTATAAATGTTGAAAATATTGTTGCAGTGCACATCAACTATTCAAACAGAACAGAAACGAAACATGAACAGGATTTTGTAGAATTGTGGTGTAAAGACTATTCTCATGTAAGGTGTTTTTCTCGAGCAATTGTAGAAATTAATCGACCACAATGTATGCGTCATGGTTTAAGGGAACTTTACGAGACATACACTCGAAATGTGAGATTTGCATGCTATGATTATGCATTACAAAGTATGAATGCATCAAAAGATGACACAATCGTAATACTTGGACATAATAAAGATGATGCATTTGAGAATATCATTACAAATATTAAAGCCATAGAAAAATTAGATAATCTGGCAGGTTTTGACTATGAATCCCAATGTACAAATGGTCTCAAATTCATCAGACCACTTCTTCGTATGAGCAAAGATCATATATTTGATGTTGCGCATGCATTGAATATTCCATATTTAAAGGACACGACTGTCAGATGGGCTAATCGGTTTAAAGTACGAAATACAATTGCTCCAGCCATTAAGAACTTTGAAGCATATGAATCATTTCACTCCCACGCAGATAGTTGTAGAGAGCTATGTGCAATAATTGATTATTTTGTATACTCAAGTGTTGTGACAATTAAATCAACGGGCAAGTTAATTTGCAGTCTAAGCCATCCATTGCTTTGCAAACAAATCTTTGCCCAAAAATTATTTAAAGAAGTTTACAATGTATATTTTACAAGAAAGAGTATCCACAACTTTATGGATCGCATGTCCCGTGTAAAATGTAACAAAATTATGACTATAAATCAAGTAGTACTAGACAAAACTCATTGTTTAAGTTTCAAGTTGCTTTCTTCAGATAATGTAGAAATGATATTCTAAATTTCTTTCATTGTTGATTCAAAATTACTCTGTCTTGATTTTATTTGAATCAAGATTGCAGTACACGACTGTTATATTGTCACCGCTTCCACGTTGATATGCGTGAGATACAATAGTTGATAGCGCTTTTGCAGGTTTGATCGCAATTGGCATCAATTCATTGTGCACTTTCGCAAATTCATTATGATCCATAACATCCCAAATACCATCTGATGCAATCGCAAACCACTTGACACCATTCCTCTGAATATGAGTTGAACAGATATATGGAGTACTTGGCACAAATAATTTTTGAGCATGATCGCCAATACTACGAGCAATATTTAAACCTCCAAATATTCGCGGACAGTCATAATGTGTGATGATAGCTCCAGCCTTCTCCAATCTTGAGATTTCATTTGAAACTTTGTGCTCTTCACTCATCAGTTGAGCACCATTTGCATCAAATACAACAGTCATAGTATCTCCACAATTAGAAAACCAGATGCGCTCCTTTGTGACTATGACAATAGCTGCACAAGCACCTGTACTCATTGACAGGTTCTGAATGATACATTGGTTATCTAATTCTGCATAAATACGTCGTAATGCAATACCAACATCATGTTCTTCAGCAACAATTTGAGCAGCAATTTGAGGAGTTAAATCTGCGCACATTTTTGCAACTGCATCACCTCCATGCCCATCAAAAACAGCAAATAGTGCTTTATCTTTGCCAATTTTTTTGAAAACATATGTATCCTCCATATACTCTCTTGGACCTTGTGAGGATACTGATGTGGTTTGTAATAATGCTGTGTTGATTCCAGAAGTCATTTCAAGTTCTATACTATCAAATATATAAAATACTATGGAACTGACACGGATGTTACTTTCGAAAAAATGGTATAGATGAAGATATTGACGACAATGGCACTTGTGATGAAAATTGAAATTGTGATGGCACCTGTGATGAAAATTGTGATGGCACTTGTGATGAAAATTGTGACGATTCTGATGTCTGTTTTGAAACCTGATCTTGAATAAACTGCTGATTATTTTGCAATATTTCAAGTTTTTTATCTTGAGTCACTTCTGCTTTATATTCTGAAATATTTTGAGTGTTAATGGCTACAAGTAAACTCTCAAACTTAGCTTCAAGAGCATTTATTTCATTATAGGTTTGTGTCTTTAAGATATAAAATTTATACAGAGTTATAAGAAAAAACACAATTGTTATAATCAATATTATTAAACAAACAATCAGAGTTATCATTCTCAGGTTCTAGTATATAATTGTATATTTTTTACAAATATATCATAGGAATCTTTGTTCTGATCATAAGTTGGCGCACTACTTATAGCATTGAAAGGCTTTGTTTCATTAAATACGCCAAATACAATAAATTGAAATGCAAATAAAAGCATAAATGAAACCAAAATATCTCTTGTAGATACAAAGAAAATACACAACATCACTAATTGTTTAGCCAGCTGAGATTGTAAAAGACTGTCTTGTGCTTTTGACAGATCTCCTAGAATATATCTAGAACCAAAATTCATTGCAATCATTGCAAACCCTGCAACAAATTTATTTGAATTTACTGCCATAAAAATGTCCATTGAAGCGAATAACTACTATGATGTTTGATATTTTCTGGCAAGGAACAAATCATAATCAACAATGGCATACACGCATAAAATCAACAACGATATCAATGGAATTACATATGCTGTCATTGACATTAATGCACACATCATCATTTTCCCTGTGGAAGTTCCAAACAACCAAGTAAAAATAATGTGATTTTTTTTATGCATTGGCAAGATGTGATACGCTATGCCTGTACCTAATATACAGAAAACAACAAACATCATAACCTTGTTTATATCTTTATCAATACTGATTTCCATGTATCTGCTACACTCAATTTCGAAAATAAATGGGACGGCCTACCAAACCGTCACTGTATGATCCTTTGTATTTAGCAATTTCTTCTGGATATTCTATCCATATTTTATTCTCCAAATTATATAGATTTCAATGACAATATCATTTGCTTATCTTGATCAAGCATGGGGTGACGATCAAAAAAAATTCAAAAGTGAAGTGCGTAAGGAAGGAAAACCCAGACGCAAAGCATACAACAAAGTTTATGATGATATTATTGATACATATATTGGAACTGATAATACAGAACCAAGTTCGTATGCTTCTACAAAACAATCATATGTTGGTAGATCTACAGATCATTACAAAAGTGATCAAAGAAACATAAATCCAGCTGCAATGGAAATAGTTAAAAAGCCTATACCTGTTAAACAACCAGAATATGAAGCACTGTCAGGTCATAGTTCGTCAGAGTTATTGACAAATTCTTTAGACTTTGACAGATTCTACTCTGATGATAATATGTTTCCTGGAAGCCAGAAAAAACGTATAATACCTCCTAATAGACAAGTACCTATTGATGAAGAGGAATATCCTGTGTATAGTGAGCAACAGGATGCTATTGATGATAGTAGATATATAAGAATGGAAGATCCAGGTTTGCAAGTTAATACTGAGGGTTTAGAAAATCATGAAGAAATGTTTACCAACCAATATCTAGATGACAATTCAATGATTGGAGATGTAATAAACAATAATGTCATAAGTGAAGCCCCGCAATGTGTACAGCAAGAACAAGAAAATCTTCCAAAGTTTTATGGACTTGTTGAACTTGCACTCTTTGTTTTTGCTGGTGTTTTATTCATTTTCATGCTGGAACAGTTTGTACAATTAGGTGTGTATTTGCGCTGAGAAGCTTTTATAAATTTAACGTGAGTCTTTTTTTAGCTGGCAACTTTGCGTGTGTTACTGACTTTGGCTGTCTTGTTTTCTTCTGTTCAGGTACATCAGATGTCAGAAGCTTATTAAAATGTGAAATAGTTTGCATTTCAGTTTGTAACTTGGCCTTTTCAATTTCTGCCTGGTTCCAAGAAATGTACAAGATGTTTGGAAAGAAATACTTGACTAAAAATCCATTTTGTTCAAGATGTGTTTTTGCATAAGAAAGACATTCGTCTACATTATAAAGTGGATATCCAAGTACACATTCAGGCACTTCGTAAAAAACAAACAATTCATATTTTTGTTGTACGATCCTGCTTATTTTTCTATAACACTGTTCTAAAACTTTCTCAAAAGACTCTTCTTTTGCTTGTTTTTTTTTGTTGTATGTTTGTTGTATGTCTCGTAAGGTTATGGTTTTCATTTTTATCAATACTACATAACATAAAGAAAAATGTTGTCCACACTTGTTCTTTCAGGTGGGTCTTTGAATTGCATTGCTTATATTGGTGCAGTGAAATGCCTACAAGAATACAATCTGTTAGAGTCTATTAAAACATTCATCGGAACATCTATTGGCGCACTCATTTCATTTCTTTTATGTATAGGGTTTACATGGTTTGAAATCGAACAAAGCCTATATGAATTTATTAGTATGCAAAATGATGCAGAACCGAATGTTGATAATATATTGAATTTGTTCTTCTCTCTAGGTGTTGACTCTGGCGATGTTGTAATTGAATTTCTCAAAAAACAATTGCAGAAAAAACTCAAATTAGATGACATCACATTCCTAGAATTCGCAAAGCGTACAGGATGTAACCTTGTCGTTACAGCGTGCAAAGTTTCTTCAATGGATATAGTTTATTTTTCCTTTGAAAATACACCACATCTTAGCGTTTTGACAGGCATTCGTGCAAGCGTGTCTTTGCCAGTTATCTTTACTCCAGTTAATATTGACAATGTCTTGTATATAGACGCAGGTATCGTTTTGAATTTTCCAGCATCATACATTAAAGACAATTGTATAAAAGATGTTTTAGGAATATGTATTACTAGCCAGTCTATTGTTAACGAGAGTCCCGATATTAATTTGGCAGAGATGTTATTATCAATTATTGACAATAGTATCAGAAAGTTAAATTCTACAGTACCGATACCATCAAACATACATTATGTACAAGTACCTCTTGGAACACTAAAAGCTCTTGAAATAAATTATGATGTTAAGCAGATGAAATTTGAAATCAGCAATGAAGATGTAAAAGAAAAAATAAGACTTGGTTATAATGTAATGGAATCATATTATAAAGAAAAACTTTGCTTACACAAACTCCAAACTTAAATTATTAGCTTTTTGAGTTCTAATACAAAAGCATCAAGATCACGGAATCCTACAATTGTCCCAATAACACTGTTATCTTTACTTACAAATATTGTAGGCACACCTTGAACATCTGGTAAGTTGGAACCTTTTTCTGCCGCAGTCACCTCTTTTTTAGTAACTATTTGATCTGGAAAGATTACAGATGGATTGAAGTTTGCCCATGTGTCTTTTTTAAAGTGTGTACAGTGACCACAGTTGTGACTATACACTAGTGTAACACTATATTCTACTTTCTTTGGCGCAACAACATTCTGATCAAAATGCTCATTTGTTTTTGTAGATATGCGTGAAATGTTGATAATATAAACTATACTGAAGAATACTAATGCGAGAATAGCAGCTATTAAGAAATAGTTTGTCCACTCGGGAGAGGATGATACAGTCTTGAGAGAGCGTTGAATTGATTTGATAGCTACTTTAGGTTTCAAACTAGGAATCTTTTTGGGAGGCATTATTTACATTATATGAGCAAAATAATGCGACCATGTTTAAAATTTTGCTCTATACCACCATCAATCTTGTTTAATACACTAAAACCGTAATGATTGATAATCATTTTACTTATTAAGACAGTATCAAAAATATTAAATCCTTCAGTCATATGTAGAAACTCATTCATATCAATAAGTGTTAGTTTGGTTCCAATTGGATAATGTTTTAACTTTAACAAACTTTTCATTTTTTCTTTTATTTTTTCATTTGTGACAACAATGAGTGCATTTGAAACCCACATGGATTCATATAAATTATCAATATAAGAGATCAAAGGTATTATACAATCTAAATCTACCATTTGAAATTCTTCTCAACTCAGAATTCATCTGTGATCATTACTTAAGTATTTTATTATGTAGTATAATAAGACTGTACCTATGTACGGACAAGGTGTTGATTTAAACATTTTGGAGGTTTCCACTGACGAGTTTAACAATGCCAAGCAGCTGGATAATGATCATACTATTGCTCGCTTAGCAGAAAAAATTACTGAAATCTTAAAACATGACTGTTTTAATGAGATATCAAATATAACAAATAATTCCAATGAACAAAAGTATCCTCAACAGGGTAATAATAGTCACAGGAAGCCATATCCACACCCGCGTCGCCAGATTTATTCATATACAAGCATACAATTACCTCGAACCAGAATTATTCACAATAAAAACTTAGATGGATTCCGTGATATTATGAGCTCATTGAACAAATTATCGTATGCAAATTTTGATACAATACGTTCAAAGCTTTTACGTCAATGTATACAGAAAGAAAATGTTACTGAAGTAATTAACTTACTCATTCAGAAGGTGTATGTACATACTTGTTATAGTAATATGTACATATGTCTTTTAAAAGAATTTGTATCAAGGTATGAAGTTGAGACTTATGCATGCATTGGTACATATATAAATACATTCATAGACTTATTGCACTCGCGTATGCTGACGTTAATTGATGAACCAATTGTTTCCGATTATAATGAGTACTGTGCATATGTGAAACAAAAGACAAATTTGAATGCAATGTATGAAGCTGCAATAGTGCTAGATATAGAGTTTAATCATGCACGCAACAAAATATCTTTGATTGCACAGTTTTTTGAATTTGTGAGAGAACATAAATCATCATCTATTATTCACCTAGTAACAGAGCTAGTAAAGAGATACGTTCAACTATACTACGTTCATTTGACACAATCAGAAGTGTTCATAATTCACAGCATTCATCAATGTATACATGAAGAATTAGAAGGGCTTCCCAAAAAAGTACTTTTTGGATGGCAAGACATTATACATGTACTACATACACAACATGTACAAATTAATCAAAATAATTTATTGTAACTTGGCTGAGTTGGAAATATACTACCCAAAATATATTTACCATTCAATCAAGTATTTATTGATGGCAATATATTCTGCCCTTTTTTCTATTGGAATCGATTGTAGAATCTTAGACCTTTCAATAAATGTTGCAACAAGATGTGGTTTCTTTTCAAAAATCTTGTCTATGATTATGAGAGTGTCATTTTGAATTGGTGCAGCTGTTGTATCAGTACCAGCCATCATATCACCGAATGCCCAAAATTTATGACCAATTATTTTTGTATTGTACACACTACTTTTAACCAACTTGGTGGGAATAATGTTTAGAGTATCGACTATCTTGTTGACTTGTTTTTGTATTGATGATGTAACTGAATCGCGAAATGATGTATAATTTGTACATGATGGAGCTTTTGTAAGAAGATGGCATGGCCCTTCCTCTTCTGTTTCAATGTTATTTGCAAAAGGTTCTATATCATCAAATGTTGAATCATCATCATCTGAGAAATCAGCAATAGTGTGTTTTTCTTTTTCCAATGTTGGAATGCTTGACATGTGCAATTTCATTTACTTGCTACTCTAAAGTAAACAAATGAAAAATTTAGCCTGAATTTTCAATGAGCTTTTAGTAGCTTATTTCCAATACGCAGAAGCTTTGACAACCAATATAGTTGCAGGATATATAATACCTGCATCAACGTCCAAATTGTGGTACTAATATATGATCTATAGTACCAAAGTATTGCTGGAAACATACAAACACGAAGTGTAAAGAAAACAAATACAAACATTCCATATACAGCACCTTGAATATAATATGGTCTGCGATGTGCACTGACAATTTTGGATAATTCTAGCAAAGGGTTTGACGATGTGAGTAGTAATAAAATGATGATACCACCTCTTGTGATATTTGATGTGTATGATATGAATATCAATGAAAATGTTAGAACATGGTGAATTATAAAAGAATATCCTTTTTGAAAATAAATGTCAGTTATTGTAGAATATGCGTACCATTTAGCCTCCAAAAACAGAATTTCATCAAAAACCTGTATGCGCTCATATTGTGTCAAAGGGTTCTCTGGCAAAATAAGCAAAGATGGATCAAGTAGAACAGGTATCAATGCATTAAGAAGCAATGTTGTTTGTGCAAAGAACTGCCTGTATAATGAATCATGTGGTAAAAACATGTTTAGTCCTAAAAGGATTCCAGAACTGACTGCTGACAACAACATTGTTTCAAACATGCATATGTTTGTTTTCAATTCTTTATGTGCTAAATCGTTTTTTCAAGCTTTTTACAGTTACAAATTGCTTGTTCCATTTGACATATCTAATACGACTCCCTGGAGTCAAGTAAATGCATCGTTTTGCTTTATTTATCTGGATTGATTGCTTTGTTTTAAGGAAACTAGTACCTCCTTTAGTATCTTGTTCAATGACTTTTAAGAATGGTGAATTCATGAATGTATATGTGAATATTTTTGTAAAAATGTCTATTTTATTTTGTTGTATTTCTCCATTTTCAGAAGTAAATTTTTGTAGTAATGGAGTCAAAAAAGATATTTTTAAATCTTCCTTTGGAAATATATTCAAGTCAGTTAAATATTTGATGTGCACAGCATTACTTGTATTTTCGTAATTTATTCTAGCTTGATTTATAAGATTTATAATAGGTTCTGTATCATTTACTTTTGACCACAACAATTGCAGGATGCGGTGCAAGTACTTGAATGTTTTGCGCACCCAGAATATTTCTTGACACTCGTTTTGTGTAAGCATATGGTACAACATGCCAATATTATCCCATATAGCATCAATTTTTTGTTGAGGCTGTTCTAAATGTTTTTTCAGGACAATGTTGAGAAAAGTCCATTTACTATAATATTGATCTTTAGCAGATAACGCTGCTTGAAATAATAGGTTATCAAGACTTTTTAATTTATCTTTGTTTGTAATAGAATTATTATTACCTATAAGCAGCTTAATTTGATCAACTATATTTGTATAGTCTAACGCTGTTGCCGGAAATTTGTATTCATTTTTGACTTGTGTGACATAATCATTTGATTTACCCCCGTTGTCATCATAATTGAACATTTCAGAAAGTCTATATAGTACCTTTGGTGTTACTAACAAATTTATTGTAATATTATTATATTTCACATTCATGCTTCTAAATTCAGGTTCATTAATAGTACAATGATGAGTACATGGTCCTTTTATAGATTCACAAATTTGGTCTTGTAAATTAGGTTTTATATCACAGTTGATGATAAAGTTTGCCAAGTAAAGGTTGACATCAAATACTTTTTCAATTATTTCAAAGGTTAATTTTGTGGAGTTTGTGAAGTTAAATGCTTCTTCGAATTTAGAAACAAGTTCTTGATATGGGTCAATATCATTTAAAGGCATCAAAAAGGTAATGTCAATATCAGAATCGACATTTTCCGAGCCTGTTAACTGCAATGAATTATATTTATTTTTGTTTAGAACTTCTTTTACACGATCATAACGAAATGTGTTAAGGTTTTTAATGTTCTTCAGGGCAACAGAATAATGTTTTTGTTCATCTATTTTTTTATTTATTATAAAATAGTACACTACTTTTATAAGCTCCCAAGTTAGCTCAACTTGATTATGTAGTAATGAAGAACATGCTTTTGATACGCACTTAATATCTTTACAATTGCTCAAACCAAACTGTTCAAGATCAATTAACACTTTACTACCAGCACCAATGCTTAAAAAATGAAAATCATTTTGTACAGATAGTGACATGGCTTTTTATATTATAATTTGTTATTTTCTTATAAAGTAAGCAATGCAAGAATGTTTACAATGTAAAGCTTACTTTAAGAAATTAGGATATAATTATCAATGCAAAACTTGTCATAACTGTGCATATAATTGTACTTCAAGCCCAAATAATGCATTAGCTCAAAAAAACAAACTGATTGATGCTTCAACAAAAAATAAAATAATACAAAACAAGTACAAAACTGCACCACTGTTATTGCTTTCTGCTCTAGCACTTATTGATAGTAAGCCAAAATTGTGTATTTTATTCGAAAACTTACCAGAAGGCAATCTTCCATGGTATGCTCTTTTACGTGCATGGTATATAAAAAACAATAAAAAAGGTCGATCAATTGATAAAGAGTTATATCCAATGACTCGATTAAGACGACTTCTCAAATACACTGAATGAATTGCTTTTGCTTTACATAGGTTGCGTAATATGTTCAATGAGACTATGTGCTTCAAACAATTTAGCTTTCAGGTCATCGTACACCTCTGCAGGAATACAAACCATTTTCTTTTCGGCTTTAGTGTTAACTGCTTTTTGTTGTGTGCTTTTTGAGTCATCTAAGTAATCTTCTTTTTTAGTTTTGTCAGTACTGTCTTCTTTTTTCATTTGACATGAATCTATACGCATAGAATCCAACTTTCCCTTCTTGCTCTCTGATTCAGAGCTTGCAATATTAAATTCTTTTATAACACTTATCAGAATATCTTGCTCATTGCCAACTTTGCTATATTTTTCGATTTCCTCAACAGATGGTTTTCTGCCAAGATACAAATCAAAAATATTCAAGACCTCTTGTCTCATATTATAGTTTTTACAAGTGCTGACTTCTTTGATATTTTTGTCCTTTTCAGGTAATTCAAGACCATTTTTTTCTTTGAGCTCGCTGTCTTTTACTAATTCTTCTTCTTCAAGCAAGTCTGCAAAGTGCTCATTATGTTTTTTGACAAGCACAGTAGTATAATAAGCACCATATGCAATGAGTACAAAAAAGAACAACACAAGATATAATTTTCCTGGTGAGCCAAATAGTACCATCTTTTCTGTTCTATATGATATTAATTATAATAAAATTGAAACAATGTGATTATTCATTGTAAAGAATTTTGTAGGGAGTTGAACGCTTCTGGGTCCGCAGCCTTTATGTTGTGCAAAAAGAAATTTATTTGAGTATATTTTTCTACTAGGTCATCAGATGCCTCTTTTCCAATGGATTTCAGATATTCGATTATGGATGTTTTTACGCTTTTTGTCCCTGGAACTATGGGATCCCCATTGTCATCTTTTTCATATTCTTTATCATTATCATCCTCTGTTGTAGGCGAGTCCTCACTTTTTACACTCAAAATCAGGTGATTCAGTCCAGGGGTAAGAATCCCTGTTAATCTTTGAGGAAGTGCGAGTATATCCAAATATCCCTCCACATCAATGGTTGATGCTCTCAATTCATCAAAATGTTCTTTGACATTTATATATCGAGAAATAAGCCAGTTTTCAATACAAGATCTACTACACAAGTAACATAAAGTTAAGATAAAAACTAAAACACACACATAAAAGGCTATATCGTTTGATGTATGCCAATGAATATACAAGGATCCAAGAATTAAAGCAACAATAATTATATTATCTAATCCGTTACAGAACTGTATGGTCATTCAATATTATGTCTACAATTACTTGATTTTTATTTATATGGTAGAAGAGTGTTTTTTCTCAATATCATTTAATTCATATATAGTCATGAAACAATGTTTTTTATTAGATTTTGTAAAAGAAAACATTGATTACACGCTCCAGCTTGCAAAAAAACATATAGGGTATTATGATTTTGCAGACAAAACAAAATGCCTTAATACAGCTGTTGCAGTGCTAACAATGTATCTAGGAGATCGTGCTAAACAATATACACGATCATGTGATGTACAAGAAGTAGCAAAACGCGCAAATGACTTGAAAGAATATCTGCAGAAAAAGAATGAGTTTTTGATAATCAATCACAATTCATTACTTGTAAAAACTTTTATAAAAGATTTCTTTTCTGATAGATCAGAACGCTATTTATATTATGTCATGATAACAGATGCATGGGTAGACACTGATCCAAAAAGCACAACAATCTTATTTCCTGGCCATGTTTTTGTAATAGAGAAACATGTATATAGAAGAAAAGATCAGACAAAAGCATTCAATTATAAGCTGTATCAGAGTTATATAACATATTATGACTTACAAGGTCATTATCAACAAAATAGCAATTCATTCAGAGTATCAAAAGACAAGCTGTTTGGTTTTTTCAAAGCCCTAGATACTATGTACGAAACAGGAATATGGAGTGATGAACTTTCCAAACATTGGCAAGCTGTTACACATGTTGATGAAAAAAGATTCAATGGATATGTGTTTAAAGACGTTTGTAATTTTTGCTACAAGCGAATTCCAATTTCACAATGCACGAGTACTTTTATTGACATGGTAAAGAATGAGCTCAAACAATCTACTTCTGAATCAGAAAGATCACGCCATGCTCTTATACTCAAAAGTGCAAAAAGCATAATAAAAACAGATGATGGTTTGTAAGATCGCTAATCTTGTAAAATATTCTACACATAGTCCAAATGACTCCTTTGATTGTTCTTATTGACATTGATGGAACACTTATAGGTGATATAAGCACACAGGTTCTCGAATGGGAGATTATCAGTCAGATAGATAAAAGAAAACTCAAACAGTATAAGAGTAATGTTCAGGTATATCTATCAAATGGTTTAATTCGACCACATTTTTCCGATTTTATTAATTCTATAAAATCAAGATATTCTCATGTTGAATTTTTTGTTTACACTGCATCAGATGACAAATGGGCAAATTTCCTTGTGCCTTGTATAGAAAAAACACTAAATATTTCAATTAATCGACCAATCTTCTCTAGAAAACATTGTATTTTACAGTCTGGTGTATTATGTAAATCATTTGCACGAGTTGCGCCCTTCATCACAACTCGACTCAAAAAAGTATATACAGGTCTGCAACAGAAAACTGTTTTAAAGAACATGTTTATTGTTGACAATAACAATGTTCTCATTGATAATAGAAAGTACTGCATACAATGTAAAACTTATGAATGGTCTGATGTATATGATGTTTTAAAATTAGTGAATGTTGGAGAAGACAATTTTATAAAATTAGGAAATATACTAAATAGATATGGTATTATTGAAACGATAGGCACTAGATATGAAAGTCTATTATCTCAATATTATTCATACCTAGCTAAACAGTATAAGACAATACCACATATTAGAAAGCAAGATGAAGATACTTTTTGGTTGGACATAACAGCTGCAACAATTAATGCATTACGTAAGGGTTTAGATAGAGATCAAATTGTCAAGTACATAGTTCAAAAATTGTCTTGAGATGTCAAAGCGCATTCTTACTTTTGATATTGGCATCAAGAACTTATCTTTGATTGATATCACCTATCAACTTGACGACAAGACATTTATAGTAAACAAATGGGACATAATTGATATTTCAGTGACTGATGATGGATATAACATCAATACAAAAGATTTTAGTATGTTGTCTGAAAGACTAATAGAGAAACTACACGAGCTATATTTTGCTGTTGATGTTATTGATGCAATCGTGATTGAAAATCAGCCTGTTTTGAAGAATCCTATAATGAAATCATTACAGATCACATTGTATACATACTTTCTTTACCGTAAAAAAATAAATAAAGAGAAAATTACTCAAATCAAGTTTGTCAATGCCACAAACAAGCTAAAGCCAAACTTTTGGATCACAAAGTCTGTATTGGATGAGCTAAGTTCAAATATTGCTGATAAGAACAAATATACTCAGAGAAAGAAACTCAGTGTGCAAGTAGCAAATTACTTTCTTACAAACTTTTCAGATAAGATTGATAAACAAGAAAAATGGTTTGAAATGTTTTCAAAGTCAAAAAAGAAGGATGATCTAGGTGATACATTACTTATGTCATTGCATTTCTGTTCTGCGTTGTAAACCATTTAAACATTCCCTCTATAAGTTTAGATACGGTTGTTATAGATGCAAAGCCAGGGAAATGATTTCATAGGATATGATTTACTTGTAAATAAGAAAAAATCAGATGCTGCTTCAGTTATCTCTTCTCTGAAAAGTAAAAGTAAAAACAAATTATCATCATCTGACACATCTTCTGTATCAAGCTTTGTGGTGCGGTCTGCGCATAATGATGATGGTATTAAAGTATTGCCGACACGGCCACGTTCAAAATCATCAAAGGCACATTCTATTTCATCATCAAGTTCTGATGCAAGTGATACCTCTTCTGATATTACAGATTCATCGAGTAGCTCATCCAGTATATCATCTCGTGGACGTTATACAATGACACAAGAAGAGATTCTTAATGCCAAGCGAGAGATTCTCTATCAGTTTGATAGACTTGAGCGCAAAGGTGTCAAATTGCCGAAGAAATTTACAATGGCATCCAGTCTTGAAGAGATCAAACTTGAATATGAGCGTATTAAGACTGATCGAGAAGTAGAAGCAAGCATTAAGTTTCAGCGTCAGATGTTGATGACTTGTGTAACTGGAGTTGAATTCTTAAACAACAAGTTTGACCCATTTGATGTAAAGCTTGACGGGTGGTCTGAGTCAATTAGTGAAAATGTTGTTGATTATGATGATATTTTTGAAGAGTTGTATCATAAATATAAGGGTAAAGCCAAGATGCCACCTGAGCTGCGTCTCTTATTTGCACTAGGTGGTAGTGCTGTTATGTTCCATTTCTCAAATAGTATGATGAAATATGGTTTTGAGAATGCTATGAAACAAAATCCAGAACTAGTCAAGCAATTTGCACAAGCAACGGTTAGTAGCATGGCAAATAATCCAGCACCCAAGTCGTCATCATCACCACTTGGAGGACTATTGAGTGGTATGGGTGGCATCGGTGGATTAATAGGCTCTCTGTTTGGAGGTGGAGGTGGATCACCATTTGGGGGCATGGGTGGAATGCCAACAAATTCTCCTCCACCAGCTCCAAAAGCACAGATGAGAGGACCCAGTAATGTTGATGATATACTTAAAGAACTTAATGAGACCAATACACGAAATGTAAATGTGAATGCCGCACAAGTAAAACAACCTACAGAAAATTTTGACAGGATCGAGGTTGTTTCAACCATGTCTGAATCTGATATGTCTGATATTCCAGAAGATGCCATGAGTGGCGTTTTCTCGATCAAAAAAAAGAATATGCAAAAGAGTCAACAAGCAAGACGCACATTGAATATTTAGATAGATCATTGCGTTTTTTACAGATTCTCATTTTTATATACAACCATCAGACAAGATGGATATATTTGACAACATGAGAGAGTTAGAGTTACAACCATCAACTCAAATAACCAACATTCCTACAGGGAACTCTTATTTTATGATGAACTGGAATGATTTAGTTACCCAAGACGACATTGTTTCAGGTCTTCCAACTCAGCATGTAGATGCTGCAGATATGAGAGAGCTTGAGTCCTTACTGGAAGCAAGAAAAGAAATGTATGAGCAAAACTTGGACGCGAATGGATTTGATGTAAGTGATACTACAGAATCTTGTGCAATTATGGATGATTTAACTAAATCACTTCTTGAAAGTATTAATCAGGCAAGAGTATTATATAAAACCACGGCTGATGCATACATGGATACTATTGCCAAGTTGGAGGGTTTAACATCTATTAAAACATATGTTTCTCAGTATGTGAAAGAGACAGAAACATTCACTTCCTATTTGAATAAAAAAGTATTGAATCAAAAGATAGGCTCAGTTGATTTTGATTCTGTTGTAGAGTTTGAGAAATCATTTGGAAAAATGAAAGAGTGCATATCTGATACAATTACTGCCGAAATGGAAACTCTTGAAAAAAATAAAAAGGAATATGCTCAAAAAATTTCAACGCTTAAACCATTGTTTAGTTTGACTCAGGGGGTTAACGGATTTCGCATGTGTACAGTATGTCTTTCAAGAGAGGTACAATCATATATTGTTCCTTGTGGACATACATTCTGTAATGAATGTTTGAAAAAGTCCAAGGGGGATTGCTTTATTTGTAGGAAACGTGCAATTAATGTCAGTCCGTTATATTTCAACTAGGCAGAAAGAAAACGTGATCATGATTGAATTAACTTTTATATAATTGTAAAACAGATTTATTAGGCACTACAAGACTCGCAAACAGATTCTGGCATTGATGATATATATGTCTTACTAAGTTTTGGGTCTATTGTAAATTGTTGAGCTTTCGCCTTTGCTTTTGTACGCAAGTAATACATACCTGTCTTGAGTCCCTTCTTCCAAGCATAGAAGTGCATAGATGATAATTTCTTAAAGTCAGGATTTTCAACAAATAGATTCATCGATTGTGATTGATCTACATAAATACCCCGTTCAGCCGCCAAATCAATAATCGAACGCATTTTGATCTCCCACACCGTTTTATACAGCTCTTTTATATTTTCTGGAATGTTTGGAATGTCCTGGATACTTCCATCATTGACGATAATTTGGTTTTTAAGATCAGTATTCCATAGACCAAGTCTTATCAAGTCTTGAATGAGATACTTGTTGACAAGGATAAACTCACCAGCAAGTGTTTTTCTTTTGTAAATATTGCTTGTAAAAGGTTCAAAAGCTTCATTAAATCCCATAATTTGAGAAGTTGATGCAGTTGGCATTGGGGCAATTAATAGGCTATTTCGCAATCCAAATTCATTGATATGATCCTTGAGTTCATTCCAATTATATCTATCTGATGCATTCTCATTCCACAGATCAAATTGGAGCTTGCCCCGAGATGCTGGACTTCCAGCAAAGGTTTCGTATGCGCCATACTTTTTTGCAAGTTCCATCGATGCTTGTACTGCTGCATGGTACATTGTCTCAAATATGTTTTGATTGAGGATGCGAGCTTGTTCAGATTCAAATGGCATATTAAGCATTGCAAAAGTATCAGCAAGACCTTGGACTCCAATGCCAATTGGTCGATGGCGCATATTACTTAGACGTGCTTTTTCGATAGGATAATAATTGACATCAATTACCTTGTTGAGATTTTTGACCACAACTTTAACTACATCATGTAATTTATTAAAGTCATATACTTGATTGTCCTTGTCAATATAAGATGGGAGACAAATTGAAGCCAAATTGCATACGGCCGTCTCAGTATCAGAAGAAACTTCAAGAATTTCAACACACAAATTTGATGATTTCAAGACGCCAATATTCTTTTGATTACTCTTTTTGTTTGCGTGATCTTTATAGAGCATATAAGGTGTCCCTGTTTCAATCTGTGATTGCAGAATTCGAAACCAAAGCTCTTGAGCTTTAACTTGCTTTTCAAACATTCCTTTTGATTCATACTCTGTATAAAGTTCTTCAAATTCATCTCCATATACATCGGAAAGTCCTCTGTTTTTATCAGGACACATTAAACTCCATACACCATCTTCTTGAACGCGCTTCATGAAAAGATCAGGGATCCACAAAGCATAGAACAGATCTCTAGCCCTTTCTTCTTCATTTCCATGATTTTTTTTCATTTCAATAAATGTTTCAATGTCAGCATGCCATGGTTCAAGATAGATAGCAATGCTGCCGTTTCTTTTTCCAGAATTGTGTACTATTCCCATATCTGTAGTGTAATTATGGTTGTCTTGGATATTCAGATCAAATACAGAACCAGAATAAAGCATTGGTATAACTTTTGTAACTGGAGACCAGAGGATATTGCCATAGTTATAGAATCCTAAATCATAAGTATCACTTGCTGCAAAACTTATTCCATTTTTGATTATGTTGCGCAGCATTGAATGCCTTGGAATCTCTAGAACATATTCTTTATCCATGTATGTAACAACACCATTAATTTGTACCAAGTGTTTGTGAGTACGTATATGACCATTGGTCAAGATACCAAGTCGAAGTAGCTGATAGCGGACATCCATAACAAGACCATATGAACTATTTGTAAAATATATTTTACCATCTGAAACATTTGCTGACTCTAGCATACCCGCAAGTAAACTGACAGTCTTTTCATGTGGCAGATGTTGCCAGTTTGCATAAAGTTTTTTGAATCCATTCAAATCGTACAGCGTCACACAATCAATTCCAAGAGATTTGTTGTGGGTAGACATCCATGCCAGTTTCCAAGTATTTGTGTCAGGCAAGTGACATGATTCATAATCAACACCATGTGAGATCAAATATCTTATGACAAACGATATTGTTTCAACGCGTGAATCCTTGCTAAAACGTAATTGTACAGTACCATCAACTGGATCAGCACTGCCACAACTTAACATCAAACCATAGAATCGACAAAAATCTACATCAAGCTCGTTAATATTAATAACAAGTGTTGGAATAGGAAACCCATGAAAATCTCCAACTGTTATATCAGATGCATTCATAAACTTTGGGGAAATTTTATTTTGGTCAATGTATTTGCCAAAATCGAATGAATTTGTGAATTGTCGTTTATCAGTACTTAGTATATAAACCTGATGCTCTTTAGTGCATTGAACCGGTTGAATTGAATGCTTTATAAAAATTTCAACTATTTCTTTGTTGATCTGATTCTTTACTACTTGATTGACTTTGCGAAATGTAGTATCATTTGTTAAAACAGTGTCAAACTGTTTGATGAATTGAATTTCTTTGGGTCCATTTGAAGTATAAACAATTGTTTGTGGGGTGAAACATTGATTTACATATCTTGCTGTGTTATTGAACACACGCAACATGGGTACAATACCTGTTGATGTTCCATTAGTTCCACGAATTATAGCGTTTCGGGCTCTGATATTGTGGATATGCAAACCTATACCTCCTGCATACTTGGAAATAAGCGCACAATCTTTGAGAGTATTATATATACCATCTATTGAATCTGATTCCATTGCTTGCAGGAAGCAACTGCTTAGCTGAGGTGTGCGTGTCCCACTGTTAAACAGAGTTGGTGTTGCATGTACAAAGAATTTTTGGCTCATAAGATCATAAGTTTGAAGAGCATCCTTAATATCATTACCATGTATTCCTAGTGCAACACGCATAAACATATGCTGTGGTCTTTCAACAACACGCCCATTTACTTTCATGAGATATGCACGTTCAAGTGTTTTAAAACCAAAATAATCAAAGTTGAAATCCCGATCATTATTAATATACGAATTTAGTTTTTCTTTGTTTTTTTGCACTATATTGTATAGATCATCTGACACGAGTGGGTTCCCTTGGTTATGAATGTCTTTATTATCATAAAGAATTTGAATAGTCTCACTGAATGAGGGAGAAGTGTTCTTTTGATGATTTGAAATAATTATCCTTGATGCCAATGTTCCATAATCTGGATGTTCAAGCATTAATGAACTACATATTTGAGCGGCAAGTTCATCAAGTTCTGATGTATTGACACCATTGTAAATGCGGGTACATACTTTTTGTGCAACTTCATGCACACTCACACATAATGAGCCTGATATTGTCTTGATACGCTTGAGAACTTTATCAAAAGAAACTTCTTCATGTTCAAGATTTCTCTTTTGTACATACATAATAGTAGTAAATATTGATTCAAATGTTTTACACTTGACATAAGGTATAGCTAAAATCTTAAGTCACTTTTTATTTTTCTAATTTGTAAGTAAAGTAATCATGGTAATTGGGCTCTCACAAAATCGAATAATTGTAATATTAGGTGTGGGAATTATCATTACTGTTGTACTTCTTCAAGTTATGTATGCAAAAAATGCCTTCTTCAATGAGATAATAAAACGTGAAGGATTTGTGGATGATCCTGCAACTATTGCAACATGTCTTGCAAATATACCAAGTAATGTAGAAAGGGTATCAGATACAATCCAACAAGACAGAAAACCAACAATGGGTTACATTGAAAGAAATATATTAATACATAAATGGTTTCGCGATGTTTGCTTTAGTGGAATGACTGACATCAATAACTTTCCTCTTTCGTTTAAAGAGTTCAAGTCCAAAGTCATGTTTTATCCATTTCAATTGAATCATGATTTATTGTGTGCGATGTGTTTTGAACAAAGCAATTCACTAAAAGATGGAAGAGATAGCATATGTAAAAGTTTCAACATTGATTCTTATGCTATCCGAGATCAAAAGAATAATCCACAATTTCAACAAAATATATTTCAGTTTGAAGCTGAAGATAGCTTTACTCGAAATAGTAGTTATTTATTAATTGATAACAACTTTTATAATCTTTACAAAAATACAACAAGAATCAAAGTTGCAAATTTGACTGCAACTGATCGTACACCAAAAACAATAGGAATGAATATTGTTGAACATTCGGAATGGTTTGTTCTTTCAAAACCAGTGCTCATTTATGTTCATATGGTAGGTATTTTTCGTGTTGTGTATGACTATAACATTTCAACAAACATCATGAATTCTTATCAATCAGAGCAATTTCGAAATGCAAAGGGGAGTCTGTCTGAAACATCTGCCATTGTACAGTATTACTTGTTTCTAGAAATTGTAGATGAATTCATAGATGTGGGAAATAATGTATTAAAACCTGTGTTATCACAAACACCTTTGGTCAGAGCTGACTTTACAACAAATAATTTATCTCAGTTGGCAGATAAAATCAACGCTAACATGATATATGTATATTATCTGAAAATTTGTCGTGAAATACCTCTAGTTCCACCACAGTATTTTGCATCGATATGTTCATTTTATGTACAAAACATTAATGATTTATCATCAATATCTTTGGGTACTGGTACTATTACAGTGCCATCTACGTTGGATATGACATCATATATAACAACAATAAATGTAGTGACATCATTTACCACAAATGTGGGCTCAAATCCTACCGTAGGTTTAAAAGTTGTAGGATTAACAAATGAACCAATGTTCTCAGATCAAAGACTGAATGAATTGATGTCTGTTTATACATTTGAGGGTTTAATAATAACTTTTGCATTTAATGTGATAACCTTTTTCTTGTTTTATACAATACCTAACACTCCTGAAAAGCAAATATACATATGTCGTAAACCAATCAATGGAGATAGTGTTGCTGGGAAAATATTTGCAATCAACAGAAATATAACTCCTCCTAGAAACACAATAATTCGTTACGATCTACCAAACTATCTTGATATATCAACACGTTTAAATATAGTTTAAACAACATTTTGACTCGTAATTTACTCGAAGAAAATAGAAAAATAATAAAACTGTATGAAGTAATTTCTATTCATCCAAAAACATATATCCATTTGATTTTCCAGCACTTGTATCAAGTGTTGATTTTGATCGTGTTGTTCGACCTCCAGTTATATGAAGTTTGTAAATATCGATGTCTTGTCTATACATACAGATGTTATCCCAAATATGTTTCAATGATTCAAATTGTTCAACTAGAAATTTGTCATCTCGATAAATCCGTACAGTATTATAAACATCTAGAGCCCAATAGTGTACTGATATAGATTTATAAAGTCGATTACAATCAACGATTTTATTTTTCTCAATCCAATCATTAATTATTTCAGCATTGATGGTTTTTTTACTAAACATGTCACTGTACTTGTAAATGTATTGTATTTCACCACCAGTTGTGCTGTATGCATGTTCAACAATGACTCCAATTTCTTGGTTATCTTCCGTGTTCTCAAGCAAAGTATCTAAGTCATCAAACTCTTTAAACCCACATTCTACATAATCGCATTCATAAAGTTCACAAACACTCAATTGACCCTGAATCTGATAAAAATACTGGAGTGGCACTTCACCTGTTATCTTTCTTTGGTAAGGGCATTTAATTTCAAGCATAATCCCATTATTTGTGATCCCATCTGGAGATGCGCCAAAATATGGGATTGTAGGATGTCGTAGCAATCCAAATTCATGGACTACTTGACAAGTTCGGTTGCTATAAATATTACAAGCGATAGGTTCAAACATAATTCCCCATTTTAATGGTGCAGCAGAAGAATTGAATGTCTTGTCTTCCTCATGTCCGCATTTTTTCTGATAAAATTGCTTTTGTGTTCCAAATTTGGCTTTGCCAAGAGCTTGTGCAAATTCACTGGCTGTAATCAATGTTTTGCGCACTTTATACCATTCATCCGAACGCTGTTCAAGTTTTGGTATTTTTAATAGAATGTCAAGTTGACATTTATATTTCTTTATTGTTTCCTTCCTAGTCGTCAGATCTTGTTTAGAAAATTGATGGTCACAGGAGAAGGTGTTATTAAGGATACTTAAAATCTGATCACTCCTTACACGTTTACCTTGCAATTTATCCATTAGTGCATCAACACTCAAGGTTTCTTGTTTAAACATTTCAAATTTATATTGTTATGATTGTATGAACAATATCTCATAACTTACTAGCACACTTTGTACTTAAGTATTAATTGTTCTTATTTAAGACATTTTCACTTATAAAGTTATAGTGTGGTTGTTGTGACATGTTTACCTATCAATACATTTTTGACAAGCCTGTAAAACCACATACACCAACACAACCGTTGACATCAGAACGGTTGCCATTTCAAAGAGAGTTGACTAGTCTTTCATATAAAATGTATCAGCATAACAAAACCTATGCCAAGAAACAGCATAACTTTACAGAAAATGTAGAGGATCAACGAAACTTAGATACTTGTTTTGAAAATTTGAAGCAAAAACATATTGAACGATCATCCTGGAAAACACTTGATCGAACTTATAAATGGACTTATATTCAGGAGTATATTCATGCTCTGCCATATGACAATCACATTAAAGGCGGAATTGAAGACTTTTGCAAACAACAATTGAGTGCAAATAACTTAAAGACTGTAATTTATAGTAACAAGACAAATCAGATTGAACGACTTGGTATAACATATACCGACAAACATGGCAATGCAATTCCAGTTTAACATAGAAAAACCTCAAATAGAAGTTGGTATAGACGAAGCTGGAAGAGGATCCCTGCTAGGTCCTGTATTTGCTGCAGCAGTAATTTGGAATCCAGAAATATGTACTGATTTAGCGCTTCAGATCAAGGATTCAAAAAAACTGTCTGCAAAAAAACGCGAGTTACTTGCAACATATATTGAAGAACACGCTATAGCATTTGGTGTAGGAAGTGTTGATGCTCAAGGTGTTGATTCATTAAACATCCTCAATGCCTCATTTAATGCTATGCATACAGCATTGGATCAGGTTTCACGAAAAACAGGATTTGATTATATTATTGTTGATGGTAATAGGTTCAAGACGTATATGAACCCAAATGGTGATTTCATGCCTCATACTTGCATAGTGGATGGCGACAATAAGTTTGTGTCAATTGCTGCTGCTAGTATTCTCGCAAAAGTTTATCATGATAAATGGATCAAGGATATATTACAATCAAATCCTGAACTTGCAAAATATGGAATTGCAACAAATCAGGGTTATGGTTCAAAAAAACATCTGGATGCTATTAAAGAGTACGGCATAACAAGTTTTCATCGAAAGTCATATAAGTGTTGCAAATAGTATTATTGCTATATTTTGACATGAAAAGTGCATTTTTTCTTCATCATACTGTTTCTCCTTCAGATACACAATTATATAAACTATGCGACAACATTTTTGTTAACACACAATATTTTGAGATTGGGCAATTCATGATATATATAATTGACAGTAATTTTAAATTAGATATAGATACTCATTTGAGTGGGCTAAACTGTTTAGAATTTTTAAGGTTTATCAAAAACATTTACAAAAAAACGTTTTGTGTACATGATAAACTCACAATGTTAACCTATGTTATTGTAAATGACCCAACATACATATGCTTGTATCAAACAACAAATGCTTTTGATATAACAACTATTTATCCAAATGATCAATGTATTCATTCAGAATCTCTGCACAAGTCTGTTGTCATATATCCATCTGGTATAATTGATTTTATTTATCTATGATTTTTTTATAGTGTTCTACCGAACTTTGCAATTCGTTTGAATGCATTTGCACCTGTTTTCTTAACAATTTCAAGTTCGCCTAATTGGTTGATTCGGAATCCAAAAGCAATATCACCAATTGAATTGTTACTTGCACTGATCCTCAATTGACCACCTTTGACTTCCCAGAAACTTTCAGAGTCAGCATTAGCTGTACCAAGGAAGTCTATTCCAGAGTTGTAATTCCACAAGATAGATCGCGCATCGGCATTACAACCACCTGATACAACAATACCAGACTTGTCATTAGCAACTCCATCAGTAACAGGTTCATCATTAGAGTTATATGCAAGACTTACTTGTTTGTTCATAACTGTCAAGTTGCTTACAGTGTATGTAGTAGAGTTCACTGTTCCTATAATTTCAAGATCACCATTAATTCGTACAAGATTGCTCTCTGCGTGTATAATTGTACCTCCAGATGCATCTTTGAAGTTATGAACTGTACCTTGATAGTTTAAGACTGTGTCAGATGTGGAAATTTTTGCTCCCGCTGTGTTAGATAATCCAAAAGATGTTCCCGCACCAACAGAGAATGCACCAAGACTGACCTGGTTAATAGCACTTGCCGCTGTCACAGTAATGTTTTGGGTGGTTGTATCCATAACTATGGACATGTTGCTACCAGATGCGTGCAATAGCATGCTTCCGGTACTATCTAATTGTACTGTGCTACCTGCCATACTCAAATTACTCGCTACATCAACAATGAAATTAGCATTTGTAAATGATGTATCATTAGATGTGACAACTTGCATACCACCCGAAGCACCAATATACACTGTACTATCTAATGCATTCATAGAGGTATATACTGATCCATTAGCAGCTGTCAAATCAAGACTACTTGATATTGAGTTAATGGTAATATTACTTGTTGCATTGAGAGTGAAGTTGTTTGATGAGGACATGTTAATTGAATCAAGTGCAGTAATTGATACAAGATTCTCTGAGTACAATGCCGCACTATTTGATGATGATAATGTAAGTTGAGCAGCTGATGACATTGTCATATTGCTTTGAGAGGAAATTGTAAAATTACTATTTGCTGACATAGTGACATCAGCGGATGAAGTAACTGTTGTGCTATTTACTGACGTTATAGTGACTGCGTTACTTGATGAAAGAGTTGCGCTATCAGCGGATGTCATTGACAAAGCAGCTAGTGATGATACATTCATATTACTATTAGCAGAAACTGTAAAGGTGTTATCTGACGTCATTGTCATTGCATTAGCTGCTGAGATTGTAATATTACTTGATGCATCAAGGGTAATAGTTGCACCATTGTTTGCAGCACTTAATGTTACACTGTTTAAAGCACTTGTGATATTTAATGCATTGCTTGACGCAATATCAATTGTATCTGCGGCATTAATAGTAACATTGCTTGTAGCAGAGTTTAATATTAAAAGTGTTGTGTTGCCGGTTGTATTCAGTATTGTGGTTGCTGCAGACGCGGTTAAATTATCTCTACTGTAAATTTCAAGATTCATACTACTATTACTGTCTAAGTTACTGTTCATTATCATGTACATGTTACTACCTGCGCCAATCAGATTCAAGTCTCCTCCCTGTGCTTCCAATGTTGCTGTCTCTGTTGCAATAAAGCGAAGATTATTTCCTCCTAAGTTGAACCCACTTTCAATATTAAAAGCAAGGTCTTGTGCAGTTAATGTCAATGTATTAGATGCTGCAAGCAACATGTCATTGCTTGCATATGCTATCAAATTGTTTGAAGGTGAATCCATCTTAAGAAAAACATTATTCTCATTAACATTAATAGCAAACGAGTCTTGAGGATATGCCTTCAATACAATGTTACTAGTGGCATTATCTCTTATAAAATCAAGTGAATGAATATCGTTTAAAGTTATTGCAATATACCCAGATGATGCAACTTCAAACGCTGTAAGATCTTTACCATACACACGAGGCAAATAGATTGGCCCAAACACGTTTACCTGGTTATAATCAGGATATATTACAGCATTTGCATCAGTTGAGTTGGAAAATGATCCGCGGTCGAAACTAGGAGCTAAGAAGTCATCATACTTTGCATAGGCCATATAAGTTTTATATTTTAAGTCAAGAAAATAAATCAATATTTTAACAACAATAAACACATCCTACAAATGCTTTCACATATATGTTTCCATTATGTTCGAACAAACTACATTTGTAAATCAGAGAATCAAGTTGAAAATCACAATCTGTTGTTATTTTTGCAACAGTATAATTGTGATATATTGAATCATCTTGTAACATTCCATATCCTGGGATTGGAGATGTAGTAATATAATCTCCATTTTCAAGATTTTTGTTATTATAGTTACAAACCCATATAGCACCTTCACCTACACTTTGTACAATGACTCTATTTAATATATTTCCATGCTGAAAACTCATATGACCAATGCGGAAGTGGCCACTTGATTCTATTCCGCCAATAACTCCAAAAACTCGTTTATCATGACTAGATCTACATAAATCAATGATAGGAATAGCTTCATCAATTAAAATATCACTTGTGTTTTCAAGGTTATGATATAATCCGGTACTAATGACAATCATCCCTGTGTGATCTTTTGTTATTTGTACTAAGCTATTTTCTATTGAACATCTATGTTTACCAGTGAAATTAAGTGTTTCTGGAGAGAAATCATCTTGAAATGTTATAACTGTTCCTGATCTTGATTGAAATACTAGATTTTCTGATGTTTCGGATACATCGACATAACAAAGCCAATAAGCATTACTGTTGCCAACTTTGATTGTATTGGTATTAATGTTGCTATATGTATTCGGATAATTACTATTTACAATATCAAGAATATAGTTGGAATTTGCTATCAAACTACTTAATATATTAGTATTACATTGAAGATTACAAGCACATATTATTCCTTTGACGTGAAGATTTTCTGCAACAAGCAATGTGCCATCGATAGTAGTAATATTGCTACTGGTAGCTAACAGATAGTCACAGTTACTATGTGTGTATTGTCCATACACATTATTATTCAATCCAAGATTAGAAGCAAAGCTCACAAACAAATTTGATAAAAAATTACAGAAGCTAGGAACTGGTCCGGATATCAAAATGTCATTTATAACTTCAATATTTGAACTTTGAAAAGTACTTGATATTACATTATTATAGTGAATGTTACAAGCACATATCATACCTTTGACATGAAGATTTTCTGCAACAAGTAGTGTGCCATCAATAGTAGTAACATTGCTACTGGTATCTAACAGATAGTCACAATTAAAACATTGCGTATGTTGTCCATACACATTATTATTCAATCCAAGATTAGAAGCAAAGCTCACAAACAAGTTTGATAAAAAATTACAAAAGCTTGGAACTGGTCCAGATATCAAAATGTCATTTCTAACTTCAATATTTGATGAAATGAAAGTGCTTGAATAGTTTGGTAAACCAGTAATGATGCAATTTGAACCAAATATAACAGCTCCATTAAACAGTGCAGTGGAATTTTCTTCTAGATGTAATGATTTTATAATTTGAACTTGATCAACAAACGTGCTGGTACCAACCACAACAAGATTGCTATTTAGACTTGTTACTCCTTGAAAGGTTGCATCATTAGAAAACGTGCTGGTACCAACCACAACAAGATTGCTATTTAGACTTGTTACTCCTTGAAAGGTTGCATCATTAGAAAACATGCTGGTACCAATCACAACAAGATTGCTATTTAGACTTGTTACTCCTTGAAAGGTTGCATCATTAGAAAACATGCTGGTACCAATCACAACAAGATTGCTATTTAGACTTGTTACTCCTTGAAAGGTTGCATCATTAGAA